CCAGCAAGGCATCTCCTTCCTTCACAAGAAGGAATAGTTCATTTTGGGATGGGATCTCCAAAAGCGCAACATCGTCGCGTTCAATGATGCTGTGGTGGTGTCCTGTTGCCTCACCTTCGGCCAGGATTAGCCTCCCATTTTTCGCTGTGATACGGCTTGTGCCTTTCGGGATTCTTTGGATTTGAACCAGAAGCACGTCGCCCTGGCGCACGGTGTTTGTTTTGGTCATGCGCACACTATATCCTCTGAGAAAACAAGCGTCAACAAGGAAAAGCGCCGGAGTTACCAGCTCCGGCGCCGTGAACACTAACCTACCAACCAACCCAACCCGAGAACCAAACGAACGGATCAGGTCAGAGTCGCTGAAAGCCACCCCGTGCTGACATCCGCTGGGGTGGACTTGACGTAAAGATGACCGGCAATGTCCGTGCAAACCGAACCGGCTGGCGCGTAAACCGAGCCTTCCGGCGTGGCGTTGAGGATTGGGATTGCGGGCTGCGCCGGATATGGAATGCCGCTTTGCATCGCGTCTTCCCATGCCTTAGCACCTGCTTGAGGAGGGGTTCCAGCCATGTTGCTATTTCCTTTCTGGTTAGTTGTTCAGCTTACGAGTTCGGCGTGCAAGGTGTCGCAGTGCCGGTCGGGCAAGCCGAGCTGATGTTGCCGATGATGAAATGCCGGTTAGGCACCTGGATCATTGCCGCGATCGTCTTCGAAGCCAGCTGGTAATGGTTGACGTTCGGGGTGATCACGCAGTTGTACAGTGCATCTGCGACGTTGGTCTGCCGCGTGGCGGACGCTGTCCCGGCCAAGCCGATCATCACGTCGGACCAGTCGATGGCCCACAATTCGCGCCCCATGGAAGCGTCCAAGCCGTTGTTGGCAGCGTTGAACACCGAAAGACGGTCGTCGAAGAACGAGTCCACGATGACGGCCATTTGAAGCCCTTCATCGGGGAAGTCGTAGATGTTGTAATTCCAGAGGACCTGGCCGTCGAATTTGATCGCTTCTCCGGCCTTGAAGAACCTGGTGTACTGAATCCCGTACTTCGTCTGGTAGTACTGGATCATGAACGTCAGGATAGCGTCGGCCAGGAACCGGTCGGTCATGACGTCGATCCGGTCAATGGTGCCGGAGTCAACCTCGCGGCTGCGCTTGACGAAATACAACATGCTCTTGAGCACGTCGATGTCCAGTGGCGCGTTCTGGTTGTCGATCACCCGGCCGCAGTTGAAGAGCTGAGTCCACCATCCTTCCGTGTTGGCCTTGTATTCCAGTAGGCACGACGGGTTGGCCGGATCGGTCACCTGAGGCAGCTGGGTGTAGGTGTTGGGCGTCTGCATTTCGTTGATCTTCTGGCCGTAGAAGATCGTGTTGTAGTAACGCCGCTCCGCCAGCATGGCTTGACGTTTGCGCTGTTTGGCCAACTCCAGGGTGCGGAACTTTTTGAAGAACTCCGAGGTCAATGGCGCCGTCAGCGCTTTGACGTACTCGTCGTTGTAACAGAACGTCTCGCGGATCGTCTGCAACCAGTAGACGAGCAGCTTGAGCGTGTTTTCGGCCGGGTCGTTGTAGCACCAGGACTCGTAGTTGGACACGGAATTGGCGAGCGGGATCAGGACGCCGTGCGTCGGCTGATAGATCGCCTGCTCAGCGGCATTCAGCGCGGCCCATCCGGCAGCGGTGTATGGCGGCTGGAGCACCAAGGTGGCCTGGGTTGCGCTGACATTGACCGCACGCAACACCTGGAACTGGACCGTGCGTCCGACATTCGTGGTCGGGTCCTTGTACATCACGGCGATGTGGGTTCCGGGGAGGAAATACTTGTCCAGGTCGGTCAGCGAGCTGGCAAACTGTGAAGCTTCGTTCTCGATCGTGATATCCCAGGCCGATGCCGGGGTTGATCCGGTTCCTGCGGCGGGATCAGCCACGCCTGCGACCACGTTGAACCAGTTGGAGTTTACGACCGACCGCTGCGGGACCATGACAAACGGGGCGATGATCGAGCGATCCATTGTAAGCGCCTGTGTCTTGATAGGAACCGTCTTGGACAGGAACAAATCGGTCAAAGCGCGCTCCGGGACTCCGGTCATGCGGGCTTCCTTGGTCTGCCCAATGATGCGGTCCATACGGACCTCGGTGAACCCTTGGGCTTCGAACACGTCCGGCGTCATTGCTTGGATGTTCGCCCTGGTGAGAGTGCAACCGCATGAGTTATCGACAGTGATCAATCGCGGTGTGCAGTTGTTCGTGTGGACTGCCATAAATGCCTTTCTTTTAGGTTGTTACCTGCATTAAAAATAAGGTGCATCGCTGGCGTCTCATAGAAAAACCGCAGATTTCTTCAAAAAAAAGACCCCGGATTTACCGGGGCCTCGATTTGACGGAGCTGATATTTACCCAGGGACCGTTACCTGGTCATCATGGCGGAGCCACCACCCCACAGATGTTTCAGCTCGTCTTCGGTCATCCCGAACTGCGTAGGCTTTCCTGGTGCTGGGTTTGCCGCGCCCAGGCTAGGTGTGACCTTCGCTTTCGGTGAATCTGTTTCTTTAGGTGGAACCGTGGTTTCAGGTTCCTTTGGAAGTTGCGGTTTGGCGGTTTCCTTTGGGGTGACTCGCACGTAACCTTCGCGTTTTCGCCGTTCGACCTCGGTGGTAAACTCAAGTTTTGCGACGTCCAAAGCCCAAATCTTGAGCATGTCGAGGACGTGGTTTGGTGTAAACACCCAGTGCTTGGCGCGTTCAGCCTCGGGCATCTTGATGTACTCCGCCCGACTGACGAACTCTTTGCCGTCCACTTTTTTGAGCTGCCCTCCGTTCTTCATGAAAATCGACTCTTGATCGTTGATGAACTGGAAGATTTCCGCCTGGCGCAAAGCTGTGACGTTATTCGGGTGATTGGATGGCAATGACTTGTCGTATTGCAAGGGCTTCGACAAGCCCGATGACAGTGCCAGGATCTCCTTGCCCATGTCGGTGGCTGTGTCGATGTACTTTCTGGCTGTGGCGGCTGCCAGCGGATCAGCAGCCCCGGCCTCTTCCCATCCTTCCTTGGTCCAGCCCTTGGATGCGGCTTTGGAGATCACCGGGTACAGCTCGGTTTTATTGTCCCGGACAAACTCTTCTGCGACGACGGCACGGTACGAATCCGCAGCCTTTTCGAGTTCGGGGCGGAGTTCGGTATTCCTGACGATGCGCTCAGCTTCCTCGATCTTAGGCTGGATCTTGGCCTCCAGGTCTTTCTTCACCTCGTCGGCGATCATCTGCCGTTCCAACTTTCGTTTTTCGCTGGTTGGAACGTTAGGGCGTTCCTCATCGACGAGCTGCCGGAATTTCTCATCGTCTTCCGGCTCCCAATCCTTGTCGGATTTCCTGGCTGATTCGATGTATTGATCCACCTTGCGATAATAGGCCAGGGTCTTGGCTGGCAAGGTCCCGTATTTCTCAGGCATCTTCGCCGCTGCGTACTTGGCCAGCTCCAGGGCGTCACGCTGGGCGTCGTCCAAGGTGTCAATGTAGGCTGCGTCGGGGTCCGGAGAAATACTTTCGGCCGGTTTAGTGGTCGTCGCTGGATGGGCTTCCTGCGGCTTTTGGAGCCGGTTGACGATTCCTTCAACGATCTCTTCGATCGGTTTGGCTTTCTCGACCTTGACTTCCGGGACCTGGGCAGGTGGCGCGGCGGCTTGCGCATCGGCTTTCGGCTGATCTTTCTTCTCGGGCTCTGGTTTTTTGTCCTCGACGGGGGAGGCGTCGGGCTTGGGCTCTTCTTTCTCCGTCTTGGGTTCTGGGTCGGTTTTCTCTTCCGGCTTGGGTGGTTCCTTCTCCGCTTTGTACCTTGCATACTCGCCCATGGTCATGAAGGTGTTCCCTTCGGAGAAAGCTTTGATCTCTGGAAGCGCTGGTGAATCCTTAACCTCACCATCTGTGACGACCTTTCCCATGTCCGCAAGCAGCCTGGACATGAACGGATCGTCTGAGATGTTTTGCGGTTTGGCTGGAGGCGCTGGAACGATGTCAGGTTTTGCTGGATCTGCCATTGGTGGTGTGTTTGGTTAGTGGTTCTCTATCCCATCTGATCGGACGGTCATTGAGCTTGCATACCCGGCCCACAAATACGGCCAGGGCGAAGCTGACGATCATGTACGCAAGCGTAATGACAACGATTTTCACACAGGTCTATGCGTTCCCGTTTCCTTCCTTGGCTGGCTTCATCAACTTGAGAGCCATATCCAAAGAATGCTTTTCGGAGCCCTGCATCATGCGTTGCCGCTGGTGCTCAAGTCCGAGTTCCCCGGATTGCAGCCGCTGGTCCGCTTCAGCGGCGCGGATCATCATGTCCTGCTGTTTGCTGGCCATTTCCATCGGGTCAGGCATTTGATCCGGGGCGCGGCGGCTGATTTCGGCCACCTGCGCTATGAGTTCCTTGATAATGCTGTTCAACTCCTCAAGCTTGGCGTTGATCTGAGCAATCTGCTGCTGCTGGGCTTGGTCCACCTGCTGGCCCTGTTCGGATAGAGATGCCAGCTGCGAGAGGACCTGTTCAACCTGTGCCTGTTTATCGACGCCCAGGGCGTTGGGTTCGTTTTCCTCCAACTCTAGCTTGAGATCGATTCCAGATCCGCTCAGCCGAAAGATTTCGTTGATGATGTTGTACATCCTTTCCCGGCCGACTGCCTGGGCTATCATCGGGTTTTGCAGCAGATTGATCAGTTGGACCAGGACATTGGCGGCCTCGGTATTGACCGGCCTTTGGGCGCCGTCACGACTGGTGTAGACGTAGTTGTAGAAAAGCTTGGATTTTGTGCCGGTAACGGTGTGATAGACGGCTTTGTCCGGCTCAACGATGACATCGGACTCGACGTCCTCGTCCAGCACATCAAACCCGGCTTTCTCAATGGTTTTCTTCGTGTATCGATTGATGACCGGAACGCGCACCTCGGGGGAACCGCACATCATGTAGGATTCGTAGAGGATGCGCTTCTTGGCCGCCCTGAACTCATCATTGGCGTTGCTAATGAAGCCATAGATGGTCTCTGTTGTGGCGGCGATCAGGTTGCTCTCGTTAGCCGAGATTTCACGCGGCGCCGGTTGCCCGAGTTCGTTGGGTGAAAGCGCCATGAGCCGTTCGGCTAATTGCACCAATTGTCCGATCGCCTGGAAAATGACCGTGACGGCATTGCCGGGGCTTGTCTCGATCAATTCGATGAAGCTCTTGATGTTGAATCCAGGCAACGCCTGCTCCATTTTGGCCTGCGAATATTCAAATACGTAGGCGAACGGGTACTTGTTTTTGGCTTCCGCATCGAGCCGGAACTTGGCGACCGAATCCGCGTCGGCCAAATCTTTATTGATGGCTAACACCCTGAAATTGCTGCTCTGGATGGTCAGCATCAGGAGCGACAGAAGCTGGCTGAGCTGGTCCTGGTAGGGCATCAGTTCCATCGCGATGGAAATATTGAGCTGCCTGGAATCGTTTTCGTTGACGCCCAGGTAGCAGGCTGGCGTTGAAGGCAGAAACTCGGCATGAACCACCGTCTGCGATCCGGCTACCAGCATCCTCAGCCAGACCGGGTATGGGTAACGGCCAATGCCCCAGTCCGATGGCACGATCTTCTTGAAGTAATAACCCAGAAGCATCGAGGATTCGTAGTTCGTCTGCGCGTAGAGAGCCAGCTGGTTTTTACGGTCGTTCTGCGCCGACAGATCCACGGAATCCAGGTCGCAGGGAGGTGTGATCGTGCAAAGATACTGAGTGAAATACTGGGCGTAGGTCGCGAACAGCTGGAACATCGCCGTGCTGTAGGAGATGTTTTTTCTGTTCCAGTATTTTGGGTTTTCGGCAATGTCACCATAGCGCGTGACGTCCCAGAATCCGATGAACTCACAGCCGCTATCAGAATTGATCGATGACAGCGGATAGTTGTTGTCCCAGAAAACCCTCGTGGGATGCGGATTGATCCAGCCAACGCCTTCTTTCTCGATGACGGTTTTGAGCGGCGGCTTTTCCTTGTCGATAAATTCCGGATTTACGTCCGGGTCAGGAATAATCTGGTGGTAGCGCTCCCAGCTGGCCCGCACGAAATCAACTGAATGACCGTAAAGCATCGCGTCCCGAAGCACCTGCACATCGTGATGCCTCAGATCGAACTGATCTGTCATGATGTCCATGACTTGGGAAAGCACGTCGGCCCTCAGTTTGCCGACCATTGACGTGCTCCTGGGCTCGTATTTGTAATACGGATGCAGCGACAAGTATTTGTTGGCTTGGGCGGCCAGGCGCCGCGTGATGACTGACCTGATCAGGTTGAAGTTGACCTCGAAAAACTTGGGGACGTTGATCTTGGTAATCGATCCTTTCTGATCCTTAGTGGTGTACTGCTCGTGTCCTGGAATACCTCCGACGACTTTGGCGCAGGCACCGACGTCGAGCCTGCCCTGGGCGTAGAGCAGCAATGGAACGGTGAACTTATTGATTGGCGCGGCGTCCCAGGCCAGATCAACAGCCGAATACATCTCGTAATTCCGAAGCGAATAATTGATCTGCTGGGCGAACCGCTGCCATATGTCTTCTTCCAACCGGTTGCGGAGCTTTAGGTCTTCCTGCGCCTTGGCTGCCTCCTCAGGACCAAGGCTTGGGTCAGGCGGCTGCGCAGTGAAGATTTCCTTCAGCCTAGCTTGGGACGATCCCATTGAATTCAGCACATCCAGATCAACCATGTCAGATCTCCTCAAATTTCCCGGTCAGCAATTGCACGCCGAGCTTGTCGATTTTGCCAAAGAACATTCCTTCCAGGTCTTTTGTGTTTTTGGCTCGGACGGCATTTTCGAGCCGTTCGAAATTAACGACCAGATGCGTGGGCCATGAATTGGCGCCCCAGCATTTCCTGATCAGCTTTACGTCCAGTTTGAGGCGGACCAGGCAGTGTTTGTTGTCTTCCCAGGCCACAAAACAGCCCGCCCAGGCGCACAGAGTCCAGAGGGTGCAATTCAGGTCCGCAGCAAGCTTTGAAACCCGGTGATTGTTCCACTGCTGCATCCCGTAGCGCTCGTACGCATGGCGGAAAAAAACAACCTGGGGAGCATTTTCGGCCCAGATATCATGGCCTAGGCTATCGAGTGGACATGCCTCAGGCATAGCTGGTTGTTCCCAGCGAATTGACCGTTGGTTGCCCGGTGCTCATCGGGGTCGGAGCCGCCCGGGCTGGAGTAGGCTCATTGTCTCCCTTGCGGCGCCGCATCGAGATCATCACGGGTTCGCGGACGCTTGGTTCGATCTCGGTTTCCTCCTCCGCGTCGTAGGTCTCGGTGATGATCTTCTCGATCGACAGGGTGCATTGGTCCGGCGTTTTGTTGATGACGCGAAGTTCCACTTCCAGCTTGCACTTGCCTCCGATCTCTTTCCCGGCAAAAACACTCGCCAGTGAGGGGTTATTGGCATAGTCCACGATCATGATGTTTCTGGACTCGGACTGGGGTGAAGCCGCATTCGCCATAACAATTTTGTGTTTGACTTTTGCCGTAACCTACTCCGGTGCGCGCCAAAGACAAGCGCATTAAGCGCCTATGGCGTAATAGTCGGTTTTCACGTCGGTTGTTTTCCCTGGCACGTTGATGCGGCCGGTCGCGAAATAAAAAAAACCGTAGGATAACGAGTCGAAGTTGTGGCAGTACCGGTGTTTTTTCCTGGGCGCCATCCGGTTTTCGGGATCATGTGGCAGCCAGAGCATCATGTCCCTGGTTCGCGGGCATGTGGCGGAAATAAGCAAGGAACCTGTAACCAGATCATCCCGCACCATGCTCGCCCTGGCTTCCCGCGAATATTCACCCTTTGGGCAGGCTAACATGCGGATGACAAAGCGCGGGTCCAGTTGCTTTTTTGCCACGTAGTCCTTGGAGAGTTTTTCAAACTGCTGCACATCGAACGATCCGGTGGAGGCCCGGTATTGATCAAAAGCGCTTGAATCGGCCACGTGGTACCATTGGAACCTAGTCTCCATTTTCTTTTCCCAGTAGACCATGCGATCCACGATCTTTGGAACCAGGATCGGATAGGGTTCATACTGGCCGACTTTGTCGATTTCATCGACGATGATTTTGTAGATCCGGTCGATGGTTTGAACGATTTGCTCAAAATGAATGCTGGTATGGGCCGCGCCTGGATCGTAGCCGACAATCATCGGGTGACCGACGACCGGCAGGAGCCCCATGTTTCTGGACAGGTCACCGCGCACATGGACGTTCTCCATGAAGCAATCCGCGAACAACGATGTGCCGTCCGGACGATCGACCCAGATGCCGTCCACCAGTCTCGCTTTCAGGATCGGATCATTCTTTACAGCCGGTAAGACGTAATCCTCGTAATAACGCGGCGGGAGGTTCTTGAGGTTCTCCTTGATCGGGATGTGGAACCGGGCATAGCGATCGTCCCATGCGCCCGTTTCCTGGTCCACCGGCATTTCGAAGAATCGCTTGTAGAGCCAGTGGGATGGTCCTTCCGGATTGCAGACAAAGATGATCTTCGATGGATCTGCCGATCCGTGCCTGCGTCCCAGTTGCTGCAACAGGGAAGTGAAGTAGGTGTCGGATTCCAGGGCCTGGGCCTCGTCAACCAGGATGATGTTCGGTTCGCGGCCCCTGACTTTCTGTTCAACCTGATGGGCGACCGGCAGGGAAGCCATCATGATCTGGGACCAGCCGCCATGGCGGTTTGACACCCAGATGTACGGCTTTTTCGTCTGCGGATCGAGCTTGCTCTCCGTGAACTCGATGCCGATCCCTTCCTGCCATTCCGGGAGGATCTCGAATTGCAGTTTGTGCCAGACACCACCCTCAGTGCCCATGCCGGTTTCCTTGATGATGATGTAGCCGAGGCAATTGTCGTTGCGGTAGCAGAACTCCACGAGTTCGTGAAGGGCGAGGTGTCCTTTCCCGGAAGCGCGTGGGCCATCGTAAAGCTTGTAGATGGCTTGGGAGTCAATCGCCAGCTTCTGGGTCGGATTAAGCTTGGTGCGCCAGCCTTTTTTGTAGCGGATATGATGGGGCTCCGGCCGGTCCCGCTCCGGGTCGCCCAGGGCCAGTTGCAGCGCCTCCAGGATCTCCTGGTTATCAAACAGCCCCATTTCTCAACTCCTGATCCATGCGCAGAATCATTCGGGCCATGCTGTCGCGAAGCCTGGTCAGCGTCAGGTGATCCGTCATGCCGACTGCCGAAATGAATTCTCCGTCACCGGCGACTTTTCCGATCAGGACGTAGCCGTCGAAATATTCCTGGAGCCGTTGATGCATCTCCTGTTTGATTTGCTGCTTGGTCATTCCTCGTCCTCGTTTTCCTTGCGCACCGTGATGCGCGTGGACTCGTTGCTCTCGGTCAAAAACTCGCGCACGTGTGCCTGGCGGGCGAACCAGTTGCCGATGCCGCGTGTGGTTGCTTTGGTGTCGCCGGTGTTGGATTCGTACCATGTGCAGAAAATCTGCACCGTATCGTAGTGTTCAGCGAGGATGTCCAGACAGCGCTGGACTTCCGGATGATGCTCTCTGTAATCGTCGTGCGACGTCATGATGCCTTTCTTGCTGGCCTGAACCCTGGTTTGTTGTTGCGCTGAGTCATGCGGCTGCCGCCGTCCTGCCTCCAGCGCATTTGCATCAAAGCCAGCTGGGCCGCTCCACGGTACCAGGTATCCTGTATGTTCACCGTCAGCTGGCCAAGTTCCAGGAATTGCTGCATGAGCAATCGCTCTTCCTTCACCCACATATCCCGCTCCTCGGATGCGAACCCGTCGTAGGAAGCGATCTGCTGTCGCACCATGGCCAGCCTTTGCGTCACCTGGTCCTGCTGGTCAACGCATTTCAGATCTGTGCGAAGGACCGAGGTGGTGACGATGTCCATTGAATCCCGGAAATGCCCCTGGTTGAACTTCTGCAATGCCTGGGCTATTTCGACTTCCTTCTCGTTCAAGCCGATGGCTTTTAGCCCGTTCATCAGCTTTTCATCGGCTGTTTTGACGGCCAGTGCGAGTTCTTCGTCGATTGGGGCTCCGTCAGGAACATTTAGCTGACCTACAGATCCTGGCTCAAGCATATCGGCGTCTGTAGGCGGCAAGACGGGGTCTGGCGGATTGCCTGCCGCGAGTTCAAGATCCAGGGCCAGGAGTTGCGCGTTTTCGTCCCGGAAAGCCTGGAGCTGTGGCACGGTCCATCCGAGCCTGGCGGCGATTTCATGCAAGATTGGAACCCCTCTATCACTGCACATCTCGCGCATGTACTTACCGACAAGCACCACCGTTTCCGCCAGCCCCATCGGTTTGGCTTCCTGCGGTATTTGCAGTTCGGTATCGATGATTTTGGATTCTTGGGCCATCGGCTATTGATAGTCGTAACTCAAATCGCTCTGCACCGGCTCCGGCCAGGATTCTGTCTGTTCCTGCGGAGAGCTTTGCGGTACAGGATCATCGCATATCTTCGCGGCGCTCTCAAACCGGGTGTAGCATTTTAAGAATGTCAGCGGGATATCTCCGGTGGGGCCGTTCCTTTGTTTGGCGACGTAGAGCGTGGTTGGGACACAGGATGAATCTTCGTCCCCATCGGATGGATCATACTTCGGTCTGTAAAGCATTCCGACCAGATCCGCGTCCTGTTCGATGGAGCCGCTCTCGCGCAGATCAGAAAGCTTGGGGCGCCGGTCTTTCTCGCGTTCCACTTCACGGTTCAGTTGTGCTGCCACGATCACCGGCACTTTGAGTTCTTTGGCCAGAGCCTTGCATCCTTTGCTCACCTCGGACACTTCCTGTTCCCGGCTGGAATTGCGCTTTCTCTCACCACAAAGCAGCTGGAGATAATCGATGATGAAGACCTTAATCCCGTGTTGCTGCTGCATTCTTCGCGCCCGAGTGCGCAGTCCCAGGATGTTCATATCGGACGAGTCGTTGATGTGGATCTTAGATGTCCTGATCTGATTCGCGGCAGAGACCAGTCTTGGGACATCGTTGTTTGAAAGGTATCCCTCCATGATGTTCCGAATGTTTACCCGCGCCCGGGAGCAAATCAGGCGCATAGTGATTGCTTGGGCCGTCATCTCCAGGCTGAACACGCCGACCGGAAGCCCAAGAGCAACGGCAATATGGTCAGCGATATTCATCACTAATGCAGTATTGTGGGTCACAATGTAGTCGTCGGTCAAATAGAGCCCAGTGGGATGGCTAACAGAAATGCACGTGCAGTGCTCCATGCCGTATTCTGTGATTGACACGATATTCAAACGTCGATTTCGAACCCGGCCATTTGATCTGACCTGTTTGTCTTTAAGGCTGAAAATTGGCTCACGCCCAGGATACTGGATATTACAGATGTAACTCAGGCGTCCTTTTTTTCGTTTTCCTAGATAGGTGTAGCAAGGAACCTTTTTGTGCATCGTTGCAGACCCACCGATGGACCTAACAAGAATGACGATCTGATTGGCAAGCCGGTAGCTGCTTGTGCAAAATCTCATAGCGCCAAACTTCTCGCACCACCCATCGGTATCCATAAGCCCTTGAAGAATGGCCAACCTGTCAGATTTTGCGGATTGCATGTAAGCATCTGGAATGAACTTTGCGTAGCAATCTTTTCCGCGCATCCCAAGACTCTCAAAAGCATCCATCAAGCTGTTTTTTACCGGTTGTCGAGATCCCTTAACATGGCCGCGATTGCGCTGAGAAATCCTGTAGTCATACTTCCCGCATTTCACTAGGTGGCAGTCATGAGGTATTATCTTGGCTACTCTGTCTAATAACCCGGGGTGAGAAGTTGAGAATCGAATGGACGCACCACATAAATCACCGTCCCCGAGAATCACTCCTAGCAACCATGGATCTACTGGAAGGTTTCCTTTCAATCCAAATTCCCCGTTAAATGGTTCAATAAAAATTCTGTTTTGGTTTCTTTTTATTTGTAGAAGGTCAATTATTTGCTTGGTAGATAGTGTTCGCGGACTAGGCCAGCTTCGATGTTTCACCGTCCAAAGATGATCAGCGCAGCATCGCGTGCTCCTGCCATCGGAAAACCTAACACGATAGGTGTGCTTTATGCCCTGTGGGAACACACCTGTTACCACAGATTCTGTTCCGTCTACGGACGCAACCGTCATTCCAACTGAGATGCTTCCTATCGCACTCCACTGCCCATTTGAAAGCTTAACAAGGCAAGAATCTGGCTGCGCTTTCCCCATGGAAGGGCGCCCAGCGATGACGATCATTTCGCCTGCTTGGAGTCCGGTGGTCATTTTATCCAGATCAACAAAGCCGGTGGAAATGCCCGTTACCATGCCCTGGTGGGTGTGCCAATGCTCGATCTTATCGATGCATTGATGGACCAGGGTCTGTATCTGGGGCTCTTCTTCCTTTGGAATCGTTGACTTGGACAGGTCCAGCATCTCCTGTGAAATCCGATTGATCAGCTCGGCCGGTTCCTCGACTGG